TAGGGCTACTATCAGTTTCGTTTCCTATTGCGTAATTGATTTGCCCGGTTACACCAGGATATACTTCTGTAACAATAGAAGGACTATTGGCACTATTAGTGCCGGCATAATAATGCCATGCTTCAACAGTCCATGTATTTAAGTCAGACAAACTTGATGTACATTCAGCGTATTGACTTGATGCTGGATCAAATACAAAACTACCACCGCCATCAGTACTATGTGTTACACCGCCATATAATGTAAATGAACGACTAGAAATACTGTCTATCCATGGACCACTAATATAACCTGCTGCGTCTAATGATAACATTAATGTTGGGGGAGTTGCTTCAAAGATAACGCCGCCACCTGAGATTGTTATTCCACCCTGTATTTGTATTCCAATTGCTGACATAATATATTTCCTATATATTATTTATCTGATATAGGAGGATAGGGAGGCATTATCTAACATTCCACTAAATTATAGTCAAAAAGAAAGGGAACCGAAGTTCCCTTTCTTAGCGTCAAACAAAATGAATGGATTGAGCCAGTGTTTCATGAACAGTGCTTACGTTTTCTGCCACCTAATTTCCAACCGTCTGATAACCATTGATCAAGTGCATCACGCTTTACCTTCTTTTCGTCACCATCTTTGTTGATGCTGATACAACCAATATTAGCCTTTGCTACATTAGAACCATGTCCTTCTTTTTTCTTTATACCTTTAGAATTTTCTGATATTTTTATTTTTTGTTCTTCGCTCATTGGACCTTTTAGTTTACCTTTTAGTGCTATGCTTTTTTTCAGTTTTGCCTCATCACTATCTTTTCTTCCGGTTACTTTTGCTATTCTTTTTTGTTGACCTTCTGCTTGTTTAATAGGATCTATTTTTCTATTTCGGGCCGCATTTTGTAAATTTTCTCTATGCTCATCCGTTATTTCAACGCCACCTTTGTTCCATGGAATAAGATTTTTAGATTTCATAACCTTAGAATGATTTATTGAATGCTCTATTCTATAAGTTTCGTATACTCTTGCTGTTATTTTTGTTTGATATCTCTGTTGATATTTGTTTTCAGCTTTCATCCCTTTAAGAGCATATAGCATTTTGCTTCTATCATCACCCTCTGTCATCTTTACTAGTAACCAATGACATATAAAATGTTCTCTAGCAGTTAATTCTACTAGGTTATCTTTGTCATTACTACCACCCATTGATTGAGGTATAATATGATGTAGTTCTGTATAACCCTCGGTTATGCGTTGCTTCGCATTGGAAGTTATAGCAAAATAAGTTTTGGAGTATTTGTTTGTAAGCATAATAGTATTTATACATAATCTCACATTTCACTAATTTTAGATACAAAAAAGGGCACTTTCGTGCCCCTTTTTGTTGATAATATCTGTAAAGATATTAATGTGTTTTGAATTTCACTGGAAGGTCAAATTCTGTACTGCTATCTCCCCAACGTAGTCAGCAGCATTACCGAACGATGATGCTGTGTTTGTTAATTCGATGTAGCCATAACGTGTCATGAACGATACGACTGGTTCGAATGTTGATGGATCAAGTACAACACCACTGCTCATTAATGGAATATATGGGCAATAGAATGCTGCTGCGTCTGTTTCGCTTGAACCTTTATAACCAACTAATACAGGTTGTGTATCAGGGCTATAGCTGTTTACGAATACGCGCATTGCACCGTTCAATGTACCAACGAATTTTGTATTTGTTGGAGCTTCGAATGTGCCTTCTGTTGTACGTGCAAATGCACTTGTTGTTGCTGATTGAAGTACTGTTAATGAAGCAGGACTTACAACGCACCAGTTACCTGCACCACGACGTGTACGTTGTGCAATCAAGTTAGCAACACGGTTGATAAGAACAGCTAAAGCAGCGTGTTCGTCACCAACGTATGTAGCAGTACCTGATACTGTTGCTTGGTTGTATGTATACTCAGTAGCAGCTAATGTGCTTAAGCTGAGTAAGATTTCCTGATCGATTTCAGCAGTAATTTCTTGAGCAAGTGCTGCCATGATTTCTGCTTCAACGTCAATGCCATGTTGGCTTTGGGCGTCTTGTGCAGCTTCGAATGTCCAGCGTGCTTGTAACTTACGTGATTTAGCTTCAACAGCTTGACGTAATATTTGTACAGAAATTTGCTTACCACCATTACCTTCGAGAGTTGCTGTATCAGCACCTGTATAGTAATTGGTTGATGTTGCGTTCTGTGGAACACGTGAATATGCTTGCGCAATTACGAATGGACTTAAAGCTTCTTGACCAGCTTGTACACTTGTTTGTGCTGCTGAGTTGTCAGTCAATGACTGAGCATAGCGAACACGCAATGTATGAATCTGACCAACTGGGCCTGTCATTGGTTGAACACCAACTAATTCGTTTGCGATAACAGTTGGCATAACACGACGGATTACTGGAAGAATCACACGGTTTAATGTTGCGATATTACCAGCAGTTGTTGTGCCTGCAGTGCTTTCAGCAAGCAACTGTTTCTTGGTGTTTTCTAAAATAACACCCATTGTTGAGCGGCGAGTGCCTTTTAAGCCTTCTAACAGGGCCTCTTTGGTCTCGTCCCAACGGCTTTCTAAGAGTACTTTTGACATTTTCTATTTTCTCCTAATATGTCTAAAATTTAAAGCCCTGCCAAACGTCTAATGTCAATAACGTTGTCACGCTCGTCAACATCAACTTCTTGTTTTGGGGCAGTTTTGTTACCAGTTACTTCTGCAATAACACTTTCATTGATCATAGCCTTTTTAGGTGCTGCTTTCTCTGAACCTGTATTGAGAACTGCTGGTAAATATTTGTCGAAAGCGGCCTGCAATTTTGTTGTTTGGACACTTTCTAGTAAAGATTGCATTACTTGTGATTTCTCTTTGTTTAAAGTACTGAGTAATTGGCTCATTACTTTTTCACGCTGAGTTGATTCTTTAATAATACGAACTTCACGATCCTTTGATTCTACTAACTTAGCGGCTTCCGCTGCTTTGCTTGTAGCTTCAGCTAATTGTTGTTCTTTTTGCTCTAAAGCTGAAAGAAGTTTGCGAGTTTCTGCATTCTTATCTAAGTAAGTTACAGAGTATTCACTTGCAAAGGCTTCAAACAACTTGCGACCAAAGTTATTTTCTTTAGCTGATTTAATATCTTCCTTGAGTTGTGAAATTTCACCCTTAAGATGAGATGTGACTGCTGCATTAATTCTTTTTGCACTTTCATTGACAAATTTTGTCTTAAGTGCTTCAAGTGTTTTGCGGCCTTCAGCAACCAACTTAACTTTGGTCTCAACAACTGCTTTCTTGTCTTGCGAGAATTCTTTAATTTCTTTAGCAAGAGCATGAACTACAAATTGTTCAAGCTTACGTTGATTCTCAAGAGCAATCTGACGATCTGCACGTAATTCTTTAATTTCTTCGGCTAATTTTGTAACCATAAAATTATTGAACTTTGCTGCATTTTCTTTGAGCTTCATTTTTGCTTGTACGCGATCTTCGTTAAGAGCCTTCTTTTCTTCATGAAATTCTGCAATTTCACTTTGTAGGCTTTCGGTTATCATCTTATCTAGGGCTTCTACCATCACAATTCTGTCGTGTTCATAACGTTGTGCAAACTCTTCGTGGAGTTCGGAACGTACTTGATCACGGGCTTCCATCAACTTAGATTCCCAGACTTTGTTTAATTCTTGTCCGACATCTTCGTTGATTAAACCACTATCGAGCAATGGTTTGATAGCATCTAGCATATCTAGTTCCTCTATTTAATTTTAAGTTCCTTGATCAAACGAGTTACCTCGTTCTTCAAGTATTCTTGTACCTTTCTGTCACCGCTAGCTTCCTTAGCAACTTCAAGTATTTTATGACCATGTCTCATATTCATAAGACCTTCATAAATTGCTTTTGGGTATGCGTTTGGTGCGCTTGGCTGAGCAACAATATCAACAGTGATTATTTCAAAATCACTTACACGGCCATCCCTGTCATCTACATTACCTGATCCACGACTGGACACGCCAAGTTTAACACCACTCTCCAACATGGTAGTTACTAACTGACCCATTGGAGTTGGTAGAATCTTTAATTTGCCAAAACCATTAGGACCGTCCATCCACATATTAGTAATCATATGTGATACACGGTCTAAATTGATTTTTAAGTCATCTGGGTGATCGACTTCACCTAATACACTATGACCTGTTGTAATCTGTTCGTTAAGAGTTTTTACGGCGTTTTCAATTTCAGAGACAGGGTAAATACGCTCATTTGCGTTCTTTACCCCACCCTGGATGAAGATACCTTTCATATACAGGTTCTTCTTATCGCCTTCTTCTTTAACACTTTCTACCACGATTTCAGCGCGGTCAAATGTTAAATTTTCTTTGAGATACAAAGCCATTGTTTCTCAGATTCCTTACTTAGCTACAGGACTTTTATGGTTCGCTGAACCATCTTTTGTCACTGGTTTTGGTGTTGAGTCACCTTTGTCTTTGAAGTTGTTTTTGCCTGGAACATTCTTGAATTGACCTGCTCCTGGTAAATTACCTTCGCCTTTTGTATAAGCATCGTGTGGCTTTTTAGGACCTGTTGGAACAGTTTCAGCATCGCCACTGAATTTTACTGGCTTGCTTGCCATTCCTTTTTGTCCTGAGTTGAAAGCTACTGTGCTTTTCTTGTTTGAGCCATCGTCACCATGTTTTGGTGAAGGAACTTTAGGAAGATTTACGTTTTCCATGACACTTTCTTCCATGTCTTCGTCTTCATCGTCATCACATTCACATGGTGATTTATGACAATGTGAACACATACGACCTTCTTCTAAATCTTCTTCATCTTCTTCATCATGTTCGTCTTCGAGGTCATGAGTTTCTTCTTCGCCTGCTTCTTCAGCTTCGTCATCGAATTCGGCATCTTTATCATCATGTTCTTTGCCCATGAGTTCTTCAAACTCTGCCATTAATTCGTCTAATTTGTCTTCAACGCGAACTACACGATCTTCAATATCGTGATGTGCTGATTCTTCATCGCTCATGTCGCCCTGTTCGTCGCCAGATAAGTCGAATACTGCACTTTCTTCTTCACCTTCGGTCATGCCTGATTCTTCAGCATTAATTTCGTCAAGTAAATCGCCTACTTGACCGCCCATGCCGCCTTCGTCCATGCCTTCGTCCATGCCTTCTTCCATACTCATCATTTCTTCGTCCATGATTGATTCATAGATTTGGCGTGACTTTTCTACAACGATTTCGTGAAATAATTCACTTGCTTTTTCTTCATTTTCATTGATAATAAGATCAATGAGTTGTTCAAATTTTTTATTGTCCATTATAATTCTCCTGAGTTGTTTACAAATGGCTTTGTAAAGTTATTTAGCGAGTAGCACAAAAAAGTACTCAATATAGTACTATTTTTTACGTTTTTAGGAGATAAGTGCTATTATAATGTGGGAGCACCAGCACCTTCAGCTGGTTTTGCGCCGTATTGTGCGCGAACTTTTGTTAGATATTGTTTCTTTTCGTAGTTGCGAACATCTAACATTCTACGTAGTTTACGTATTTGTTTAAGTGTTAATTTGGTTTTACGTGATGTTCTCCATACAGGTTTGCTGTTATCAGCATTGGTATCCTGATATCCTGCAACTGGTGGGTCAAACATTTCTGTGAGTTTCATACAACTATTTATCTATTATCCAATTGCGCCAGGTGTTGCTAATCCACCTGCTGCGGGTGCGCCTGCTGCGCCTGCTGCTGCACCGGCTTGTCCTGCTGGAGCTG